CTTGAAGAATTGCTTTCTACTCGCGCACTAGAAGCACTTGAAGCCAAAAAACAAGAAGTTGCTTCTACACTTTTTAATGGGCGAGAAGAAGAACCTGAACAAGAAGTGGAAACGGAAGAAGGCGAAACTACCGAATGAAATCTTTAGACGATTTTAAACAAATCCTCGAAGAAGAAAAAAAAGACTATAGCAAGTTTGATGCTTTAGTTCGTGCTGGTTTAGGTAACAAAGCACAAGTACAGAGAATGCATCAAATTTTGGATAAGATGGGAGAAGAAAAACCTTCTTTTACTCCTGCTGATAGAGCTATCATTCAAAATCTTTTTAATAAAATGGTGGATGTTATTACAAACAATCCACAAATTTTCCGTCAAACTAGAACCGCAGTTAAAGAGGATGTTGATACTGCTGACTATAAACTTTCAAAATCAGGTAAAAAAGTAAAATCTCACCGATTACATTTCGACAAAGATGAAAAGAAAGAAGTAAAAGAACAATTTGATATCAGTGAAGCGATTACTAAAGAACCTCCTTATGTTCTTATTTTGAAAAGAACAGGTGTACGTTTATATCCAAATAATATAAAAGTTGCTGTTTATCATAGCGATAAATTGGATAAAGATTTTGTTGTTCCTTTTGTTGACGATCAGGCAGGCATGATTCAAACAGAAGCAGTCATGGACACTCTTCATAAGATAGTTCATGGCAAATCTGCACAAACAGTAAAATTTGCTTCAGGTGAAACAAGAAAGGTAGATCATTTGACTGCATCAGCTATTACACAAGTGCATAAAGCTTTGAATGATGAAAATAAAAAGAAGTTTGCAGATATGGTTCATAAGTCACCTGCACATTTTTCTAAAGCAGCAGACTTTGCATTCAGTAAATCTAAATGAGTATAGTAAATAAAATTTTAGAAAACAAATTAACTTCTTTAAAAGAAGATATTTTTGCACATTTGAATGCTATTGCTTCTAAAAGATTGGAAGAAAAAAGAAGAGAAATGTCGGCAGATATATACGGAGATGACATTTCAGAATTGCTTGAAGGTAATATAGTAAGACAAGGAAGAATACAAAGAATAAGAAGACGCATTAGAAGAAATGCAAAAGGACAAATAACAGTTCAGAGAAATGTTAGACGCTCTGCTGTAAAAGGATTTAGAATTTCAGGCAGTACAGTTAAAAGAATACCAGCAGCACAAAGAATACAAAAAGCAAGAAAATTAAAGAGATACTGGAAAACAAAAGGCAGAGCAAGACTGAATAGAACTTTGTTAAAAAGAAAAATGTCTATGCGCCGCCGCAAATCAATGGGAATAAAATAAAATGCCATTTGAAATTATAAATTCAAAGCGTTCGAAATCAGTTATTCGTGTAACAGGTAACACTGCTACGAGAATCAACTTAAATCAACTGTCGACCAACACTCAAGTTGAATTGATTACTGGTGCTTCTATTACACATTTAACTTCATCTACTGATGGTAAATGGATTGTTTATAGAGGTAATGATGCAACAGGAGTTCCTGTTCTGAATTTGTTTGGTGAAAATGATTTACCTTTTGCACAATATGATGTGAGTATTGGTAACACTGCTTCAGCAAACATCTTTGTAACAAATTCAGGTACAGACGGTACTTTGTTATTGGTCGTAAGTAAGACTGCAACATTTACTGTTGATGCTGATACAGGAGCACCTCTATGAAATTAATTAGAGAAAATGTTGAAGAAGTTAAATACTTAACTGAAACAACAGAATCAGGAAAGAAAAACCTTTATATTGAAGGTGTTTTCTTGGTTGGTGAACAAGCCAATCGTAATCGTAGAATGTATAAAATTGATACTTTGCGCGAAGAAGTTAATCGTTATACAGACGAATATATTAGAAGTAATCGCGCATTAGGTGAACTTGGTCATCCAGATACGCCTTCTATCAATCTTGAAAGAGTTTGTATCAAGATTGAATCTTTGAGAGAAGATGACCAAAATAGATTTATTGGTAAAGCAAGAGTTTTAGAAACACCATACGGCAACATTGTTAAAAATTTCATAGAGTCTGGAGTTAGCCTAGGTGTTTCATCAAGAGGTATGGGTTCTTTGTTGCCTGGAGATAATGGTATTAGCATTGTTGCTGATGACTTTAGACTAGCAACGGCTGCTGACGTTGTAGCTGACCCATCTGCTCCAGGTGCTTTCGTGAATGGTATCATGGAAAATAAAGAATGGCTTTTCGTTGAAGGCCGTTACGTTGAGGTAGATATTGAAAGAGCAAAACATCAAATTCGCAGAGCCTCAAGCAAAGAAATAGAACAAGTGGCATATCGCCTCTTTGAAAACTTTATTTCAAAACTTTAATAATTATAAATAAATAACACAAAAGGAGATTCCTAATGGCTAAAAATAAACTTTTTGAGGCTGCCGCAGAAATTCTAGCCGCTGGTAAGGGCAAGAACGCTATGCCTGCTGAAAAGTTAGAAGGTGAAATTCAAGTTGCTGGCGGACCAACCCCAGAAAACGCGAAGCCTGATGACGATTCACACAAGATGACATTTACATCTAAGAGTGCAACAGCACCTACCACAAAAGCTTCTGCCGCATCTGCAAAGATGGAAGAAGAACAAAGAGATGGTGAAGTTGTTGCTGAAGAAAAAGTAGACTTAACTGCTGATGTTGAATCATTATTCGCAGATGATTCTACCATTTCTGAAGAATTTAAAGGTAAAGTTAAAACTGTTTTCGAAGCGCGTGTTTATGACCGCGTAAAACAAATCGAAGAAGAAACTGAAGCCAAATATGCTTCTATGCTTGAAGAAGCCGTAGAAACTGTTAAAGCCGATTTGACTGATAAAGTAAATGACTATATCGGTTATGTCGTTGAGCAATGGATGGAAGAAAACCAAATTGCTATCGAAAAAGGCATCCGTTCTGAAATCACTGAAGATTTCATTAATGGTTTGCGTAACCTATTTGCGGAACATTATATTGATGTTCCATCTGAAAAAGTTGACCTCGTTGATGAGTTGGCAGGCAAACTTGAAGAAGTTGAAGCCAAACTAAACGAAGAAGTTGAGCGTAACGTTGAGTACCGTAAGGCACTTATCGAAGCATTTAAGACCGAAGTTACACATGAAGTTTGCGAAGGTTTAACCGCGACTCAAGTAGAAAAAATTAAAACACTTGCAGAGAGTGTAGAATTTTCCACAGAGGAAGAATTCAAACAAAAACTTGAGACTATTCGTGAAAACTATTTCCCATCTGGTGTAAAAAAGGCAGACGAAGCTCAATTAAATGAGCAAGTAGAAGAAGAAAAGCAAACAGTTGTTTCTGATGCTTTTATGAATTCTATTGTTCAGTCAATTACAAAAACCAACCGAATCTAATTAAATAATAACAAGGAGATATTAGATGTTTCTTTCCGAACAATTACAAAAAAAATGGGCGCCTGTTCTAGAACATGCTGACCTACCAAAAATTTCTGACCCTTACAAGCGTGCCGTTACTGCTGTTATTCTTGAAAACCAAGTTCAAGCAATGCAGAAAGAAGCGGGTATTCTTAATGAAACCGCTCCTACCAACTCTGCTGGTACAGGTGGTTTCGGTGCTAGTGCTACTGCTACTGGTCCAGTTGCCGGTTTCGACCCAATCTTAATTAGCTTGGTTCGTCGTTCGTTGCCTAATCTTATTGCGTATGACATTTGCGGCGTTCAGCCAATGACTGGTCCTACCGGTATGATTTTCGCAATGCGTTCTATGTACGGTACTGACCGCACTCCTTCAAGCGGTTCTGAAGCTTTCTACAACGAAGCTAATACCGCTCACTCTGGTGCATCTGCTACTGTACAGCAAGCATTAGGTCTTAAGTCTGCTACTTCTGACCGTCCATTTGGTGTTTTTGATGCTAACACTGCTGGTGGTATGGCAACTGCTACTGCTGAAGATTTAACTCCTCTAGAGATGGGTTTCAGCATTGAAAAAGTTACTGTTACTGCAAAAACCCGTGCGTTGAAAGCAGAATACTCAATGGAACTTGCACAAGACTTGAAAGCTGTTCATGGTCTTGACGCAGAAACCGAATTGAGCAACATTCTTTCTACAGAAATTCTTGCTGAAATTAACCGTGAAATTCTACGTACCATTTACACTGTTGCTAAAGTTGGTTGCAAAACCGGTACTACTACAGTTGGTACATTTGACCTTGACACCGACTCTAACGGTCGTTGGATGGTTGAAAAAGTTAAAGGCTTGGCATTCCAAGTTGAGCGTGAAGCCAACCAAATCGCTAAGTTGACTCGTCGTGGTAAAGGTAACGTGATGATTTGCTCATCTGACGTTGCTTCTGCTCTAGCTATGGCTGGTATTCTTGACTATAACTCAGCATTGGGTGGTCAAGTTAACCTAACCGTTGACGACACTGGTAATACTTTTGCTGGTACATTGTTTGGTCGTATCAAGGTTTATATTGACCCATACTTCCCAGCAGGTGCTACTTCTGAATTCGCGGTTGTTGGTTTCAAAGGTTCTAATGCTTATGATGCTGGTTTGTTCTACTGCCCATACGTTCCTCTACAAATGGTTCGTGCAGTTGATACAAACAACTTCCAGCCAAAGATTGGCTTCAAGACCCGTTACGGTCTAGTTGCTAACCCATTTGCTGAAGGTACAACTCAAGGTAGCGGTGCTTTGACACAAACAAGCAACAACTACTACAGAGCGTTCAAGATTTCGAACATTATGTAATCTAAGCCTCCATTAAGAGAGGTATTTAAAAGAGGAGCAGAGATGCTCCTCTTTTTTTTATGCATAAATAATAACATGACTAATATTCCAGTTCAAAATACTCCAGTAAATCAAAACTTTTTACATCCTAATAAGTTTCAGTTTACTTTTAATAGAGCACCAAATATCGAATATTTCTGTCAAGCGGTGACATTACCTGGTATTTCAATGGGTGAAATTCCAATTACAACACCTTTTGTAGAAATGTATTCTCCGGGTGAAAAAGCAATTTACGATATGATTAACGTAACATTTGCTATTGATGAAGAAATGCGTTCTTGGATTGAAATACATGATTGGATTCGTGCAATGACATTCCCAGAATCATTTGCTGATTATAAAAAGTTACCTAAATTGTCGAAGCCTGCCAATCCACCGCAGCCACAGTTTTCGGATGCAACCTTGACAATTTATTCTTCAACATTTAAACCGTATTATCGTTTTAAATTTTATGATGTTTTTCCCACTTCGCTTTCCTCTTTTGTACTTTCAACTTCAGATAGTCCAGAAAGCATTCTAACTTCTGATGCCACATTCAGATTTACCTACTATAATATTGAAAAAATGTTTTAATTGATGTATACTCCGTGATGGAGGTATTGTAATGAGTAAACTTGATGATTTAATGGCTGAATGGGAAAAAGATTCCCAAATTGATAGAACAGAACCAGGCAAAGCATTGCTTGATATACCCAAATTACATAGTAAGTATTTGAATATACTTTCTCGGCATAAGTTATTGGTTAAAGATTCAGAGTTCAAATATAACCGAGTTAAAAAGATTCGCTGGGAATATTATACTGGTAAGATGAACAATGATGATTTGAAGAAATATGGTCTAGACCCATTTCCATTTCTACTCAAATCAGATATAACCACTTACATGGAAGCAGATGAAGAACTGAATAAGTATCTTGCATCAAAAATAGTAAATGAAGAAATGGTTTCTGCATGTGAAGCAATTCTTAAAGAGTTGCATAGTAGAACATTTCAATTAAAATCTTTCATTGAGTGGGAAAGATTTATACAAGGTGTATAATGGAATTAGATGAACATGACCCGATGAGAAGAAGTAGTCTTCCTTATCCTATGGAACTAGGAAGTCCTGCATTCGCACCTATAGCTATTGAAAAAGAAAAAGACATTTTACTAAATGTCAGTAAGCTAAATGCGAAACAAGAATATGACCGAATTATGGAACAGGTCAATGTCTTGAAAAGACAAGCTGAAGCTTTAGCTAATCGGATGCAAGTGAGTGAGATAATGCATCAGTGTAAATATGGTTTCAGAGTTGTTCATGGACATTATTATTATGTCTATTTTAATTCTTATAAAAATGAAAACGTTCTTAGCATAAATGCACCGAACAGTTGGAGTGCTTTACCTGGTCACTATACATATAT